TTTCAATAACTATTGAATGTTAATAATTGATTTCGTATCTTTAGTGTATGATTTTAATCCCCGCTCAACTCGAAGCAGTAACAACGCGAAAGGACAAAACGCTCAAACTGACCTTTGGAACGAATGAGTTAACACCTAACCAAGCGAGTGAACTATTTACAATTGCTAATCAGTTCGGATATCTCGCGTTCAAAGACGAAGATTTTAAGCGCGAAGAACTGGAAGTGGTAGAAAGCCTTAAGTCAGAGTTAGAAGATACGCTTAAGAAGCCCTCACAACGTTTAAGAGGTGTTATGTTTCGTTGCTTTGAGTTGGACAACGAAGGGTTCAACACATTCTCAAAATACTACGATAGTAAAATGGAGCAAGTTATTAACCACTTCAAGGGCAAACTGACTTAATTTTTACCTTCGAAGAGTAAACGAGGGTAAGTTTTATATTTATATTATGATGCAACACTACATCTACAAGATAAAGCAAAAGGATTCCGATAATATCTACATCGGTATTCACAGCACGTCAAATTTAAATGACGGTTATATGGGATCAGGAGTGAACCTTCGAAGGTTAATGTCTGAATTAGGCAAAGACGCATTTGAAAAGGAAATCATTTCACATCACAAGACCAGAGAGGAAGCGTTAGAAAAAGAACGTGAGATTGTAAACAAAGACTTTGTTATGCAACCAAACGTTTTGAATATAGCTTTAGGTGGTGGCGGTGTAAATATCTGCAAGGCTAAAAGAAAGCAACTGGTAGTAATCAACAAGAAAGAACTACGCAAGTATTCTAAACCATTTGATGTTGACCATTACTACACATTGAAACTTCAAAACTATACGTTTTTAGCAAGAAAGAAATACCTTATCTTTGATACAGCAGTAGCAAACGAGATTCCTAATATGTTAAAACTAATTAGCGAATGGTACAACGACGATAAGTTAAATAAAGAGGCAAACGCTTATATCAAAAAGTTAATGCGCTACGACTTCTTTCAAAACAATCTGTTCATTGAGAAAAGGAAACGTCAATTAACAATAGCATTATGAGTAAAGAAACAAATCAACAAAACTCTACACTAAAAAAGAATGCTATGCTAAAGGCTCTCGAAAGCACTTTGGGTGTGGTAACTTCTGCGTGTGAGATTGTTGGAATAGATAGAACAACACACTATCTATGGATGAATAACGACGAAGATTACAAAGCAAAGGTTGAATCATTGTCAGACCTTGCAGTTGACTTCGCAGAAAGTCAGTTGTTTGAATTGATTAAGGGAGCGCACCGCGAGGTGTCAACACCAGACGGTGAAGTAATCCGCATTCAAGACGCACCCAACACAAGCGCAACAATTTTCTATTTGAAGACACGTGGAAAGAAACGAGGGTACGTTGAACGAACTGAATTAGCAGGTGTGAACGATGCACCCATTCAAATAATAATCAACGACAAGTTATGAGTACCGCTACATTGACATTTGACTTAAGCGACGGAGACGATCGTTACGAGTTCAACCGAATCACAAAAGCCCAAGATATGGCAATGATGTTGTGGGAACTCGAGATGAACGGATACAGGAAGTTCACGAAGTACAATGAACGGCAGGAAGGCGCGTATCAAGAAGGCATCGAAGAGGTATTTAAATACATTCGTGAACTACTTGACGAACATCAAATTAACGTTGAAGATTTAATAGTATAACAAATGAGCGACAACAAATTAAACTTTTTGAAATCACAAATCACCGCCTTTCATCCAGAGTGGACGAAAGAGCAGGTTGAGATGGAAGCAATAAGAATTTACAACGAAGCAAACACAATCGACGACGACGACGAAGGTTGCCTTTATTGTGGATCGTAAAATAACTGTACCTGCCTAAAAAGCAGAGTCCCTTGCAGATGGTCGCGACATTATTGCAAGTAGCTGTGATAGACCTCGCAAAGGATGCTACCACATAACACCAAGCTAAAGTCGGGTGTATTTTCAACAAAAGAATTGATATTGTAGATATTAATCGAATAAATACGAATAAATGAGTATCAAAGTAAGTATACCTGCTGACTACGCATCGATAAGTGTCAAGCAATATCTTGACTATCACGCAGCGAAGAACGACATTGAGCGTCTTGCGTCAATCAGTAACTTGAGCAAAGAACAAGCGGAACAAATTCCCTTTCAACATTTGCCGACCCTACTCGGCGCATTTGAGGACACTCTGGCGAACGAATCAGCGAAGTTCTTCGAGACGATTACAATTAAAGACAAGGACTTTGGTTTCATTCCCGACCTGTATTCAATCAGTATGGGTGAGTACGCTGACATTTCAACGTGGGCTTCCGACGTGAACGCGAACATGGTCAAGATAATGGGAACGCTTTACCGACCTATCGACAAGCGCGTGGGTTCGAAGTACACAATCGTCCCACATAGCAAACAAAATAGAGAGTTAGTTGAATCGTACGTTGAGCAGATGACGCTCGAACAATTCAACGGTGCGATGCTTTTTTTTTCGACTTTGCTCAACGAACTAAACAGCACTTCGCTCGATTATTTGGAGAACGAGGTGAAGAAGTTGACGAAGGAAATGGAGCAATTGACGACCGAGAAGGACTAAACCAAGTGTTGGGTCGCTACGGTTGGTATCACTTATTTATGGAAGCCTGTGGGCGCGACATAACAAAGTTGGATGCAATTACGGAAAAATCAGCGTGGGAGATATTTACATTTATGACTTACTTAATAGACTACAATTATGTCGAACGTACAAAGCTACAACGCTCTTATCGATAGATTCAAGGCTTTTGCCTCTGGACACTTTATATTAAAGACCTTTTCACACGGTCAGATTGACACGGCTGACCTTGAAAAGTTTACCGAATATCCTTTCATGCACGTCGTGCCTTCGAATGTTACTTACGCGAAAGGTACGAAGACGTTCTCTTTTCAGATTGTCCTTGCGGATCTACCGCGCGACAAAGACGACAAAGTAGAATTTCAACGTGAGGTTCTTTCAGACCTTCAAAGAATAGCAGAAGACTTGGTTGCCGAGATTACAAACCACCGCGTTTTGTTTGGTGACTTAATCACGGTACAAAATGTAAGTCTTGAACCATTCCTTGAAGAGTTTCACAACACGTTAACAGGTTGGACGGTTAGTTTAGAACTGCTCGTTCCTTACTATTGGGACGCTTGCTCTATTCCTGCCGAATGGAACGATATGTTCGAAAGTTCAACAGGTGGTACAGGTTCAATCTTAACGTTCATTGATTCGATTACACGCGACGAGAATGGAAATGTTTCTTTGGTGAACGACGAAGCCGAGCCTTCGCCGAATTACTACTACGGAACGAACGACGAAGGTGTGCGCGGTTGGTACTTGTTGACTGATGAAGTAGGTCTTACTTGCGTAACGCTTCCTTCTTGCCAGACGATAATAGACATCGAAGCAGCCATTGATTTGTTGCAACAAGATGTTACCGATTTACAAGGCGACGTTTCTTCTTTGGAAACGAACAAAGTACCTTACACAGGCGCAACAGGCAACGTTGACTTAGGTGAATTTGAATTGAAAGCGGGACAGATTGAGTTCGACCAAACACCAACAGGAACGGCAGGGGTTGGTGTGATGCGTTGGAACGATTCAGACGGAACACTTGACCTTGGATTGAAAGGCGGTAACGTAATTTTACAAGTGGGACAAGAAAGCGTTCTGCGTGTTGTCAATAAGACAGCGACCAACGTCAATTTATTAGAAGCAAACTATCAAGCGGTTCGTGTTACAGGTGCGCAAGGACAACGATTGAAGGTTGACTTAGCCTTAGCCACAACCGACGGATTGAGCGCGGAAACAATTGGTCTTGTTACCGAAACAATTAACAACAACCAAGAAGGGTTTATCACTACAAGCGGACTTGTTCGCGGTATAAATACAACGGGAAGTTTACAAGGCGAAACGTGGGCGGACGGTGATATATTATATTTAAGTCCAACAACAGCGGGTAACGCAACGAAAGTAAAACCTACCGCACCTAATCATTTGATTGTATTAGGCTACGTTATCCACGCTCACATAACTCAAGGGAGTATTTTCGTTAAGGTGGACAACGGCTACGAGTTGGACGAATTGCACAACGTGAAAATCACAACACCTGCGAATAACAACGTATTAGCTTATACGTCAGCGACAGACCTTTGGGAGAACAAGACGGTTGCAACGGCACTCGGTTACACTCCAGTCCCCGAAACACGAACGCTGACCATTAACGGCACAACGCAAGACTTATCAGCTAACAGAACATTCACAATAGCGACAGGCTTAACGGTAGGCACTACACCAATAACAAGCGGAACGGTTGGACGTGTGTTGTTTGAAGGGACGGGCAATGTATTGCAGGAAAGTGCTAACTTATTTTGGGACAATACGAATGCAAGGTTAACAATTGGAACTTCAACAGGAGTAAGTAAAATTAACTTACCTGATGCAGGTACAACAGCAGCAGATGGTATTGCTTTTGGAAGTGGTGCTAATATATTTAGAAATGCTTCTACTGGAATTTCTATATTTTCGGGTTCGGGTACTTGGCAATTCAATAGTGCTGTTTTAAATCTTCCAACAAATCAAGGCTCAATTATTAGAATGGCTTCAGGCAGAAGTTTGTTTGTTGATAATGGAACAACATTCTATTTAAGTGTTAACGGCTCAACAGGAAATGTAGGAATCAACACAACAACAGACGCAGGTTACAAGCTCGATGTTAATGGGACGGCGAGGGTGAGTGGATTTGCTTATTTTACTGCTTATGCCACATCAGTTCAAAGAGTTCAATTTAACAATGGATTGACAACAGGAAATTTTGGATATTTAAAAAGTGGTTCAAATGGAGTTATACAATTAGCGGATAGTTCTGAAACTGATTTTAATAGATTGCAATTTGGTGGTTCAAGTGCTTCTTTTCCATCAATAAAAAGAGCATCAAACAATCTTGAAATTAAAAATGCTAACGATACTTTTGGAGCAGGTTTAAGTATTGGTGCTTCGTTAGACGCTTCAGCAATTCTTCAAGCAGATAGCACAACAAAAGGCTTCTTACCTCCGCGAATGACAACAACGCAAAAGAACGCTATTGCTTCACCTGCTGCAGGTCTTGTTGTTTACGATACAACTTTGGGTAAACTTTGTGTTCGTGGTGCTTCAGCGTGGGAAACAATTACAAGCGTGTAACAATTATAATAAATAAACAATGGCTAAAATACAACCAATAGTCTTTCCTTTAAATCAAGGGACAGCAACAGAGATGAGCGTACTCATTCTCAACTTCGAAACATCTGCAACAACTTGCACAACTTACTACGAGTTAAAATCAGAGGCTACTGAAGAAGCTCCTTCGAAGGTTTTAAGCAATGGTAACTACACGCTAACAGAACAAGAGTTCGCAGCGTGGGGAACAGATAACGAGTGGGTTGCTGAGTGCGTAGCAAAGGCAATAGGAGTTACAATTTTATCTTTCTAATATGCAACTAACAGAGGAACATTTGAAGCAACTTGACGCTTTCATCCAAGAGATGCCTGTCAAATTTGGCTTACCATTGATTCAGTTTTTTAACAAGATTAAAGAGGAACAAGAGAAAGATGCCTAACGAACAGAGCGCACCAAACTTCTTCGCTGTCGTCAACGATATGGCTAAACGCTTTGTCGAGTTGATGCAGTCTGACTATCGTATGAAGCGAAAGGTCGGAAAGAACTTCACGAACGCGGTGGCAAGTGGTACGCTCGAGAAGTCGTTAGCTTATCGATTGAAGATTAAGGGCAAAGAGATAAACGTTTCGGTCTATGCGAAAGGAAAAGCAGGAAAGTATTTCTTATTCCGCGAGAACGGTGTGAATGGAACGCAGAAGTCGCAAGGTGCGCCATACTCATTCAAACGCGGAAGCGGAAGCAAACCCGCGAAAGGTCAAATGTCGCCTATGCAAAAAGCAATATACGACTGGATGTCTATCAAAGGAATAAGACTACGCGACAAGTCAAGTGGTAAGTTCAAGAAGTCAAGCGAAGAACTAAAACAACAGGTTGCAAAACTGATTATGTTCAAAGTTCGTCGTGACGGAATCAAGGGTTGGAAAGCGTTCGACTACGCAATGGAGAACATTTGGGACGAGTACGAGTCAAAGGTTGTTGAAGCATACGGCAAAGACTTTAGTGCAACAATAGAGAATCAATTTAAAGACATTTAAAATATGGCAATTACAATAAACCAACAACCATACGAATACACACCGATAGGTCAGAGGCTAATGATCGTGGCGACAAGCGACAACGTAGCAAACGCAGGGTTTCGCTATGTGTTCGACTTCGGTTCTTTCCAAGTCAACGTTCAACCCAACGCTGCGGACAAAGGTATTCTTGACCTTGCACCTATCTTCCGCGAATCGTTACAACACGAAGCGACACAACACTTTCAAACGAACGACACGGAGAACACCAGCGTCGCGTTCATCTCGTGTACAATAAAAGAAGGTTGGTTGGTTGACGGAGTGTTCACGGTAAGCGGAAGCGGAATGGCTGACATTGATGACGTGTATGCTTTCCTTGCAGAATATCAAGTGGCGGATGGCTATCGTCCCGACCCGAACACACGCTATGCGTTAGACGGCATTACGAAGTACGCAATGAGCGAAAGAACGAAGGATACGCACAAGTGGATTGAAGCACCTTCACGCGGACTATCTGACCAATGGGTTTACATACCGACACGAATGGGTGATTGGGGTGTTCTTTACGCACCTTCCGCAACGGCATTGCTTACAGATAGTGACTTCGACATTGCCGTAATTACAAGCTACGATAACACCGATACTATCATTGACACAATAATGCTTTCGATGGCTGACAATCCTTCCATCGTTAACATAGTAGGTGCTTTTTATCAGAACGTTGCAGCGACAGGAATAGACTTAACAGGTGCGAAATACTACACTATACAATTTGGAAAAGAAATTACCTTCCCTATTTACACACCTGCTTCACGCTTGTATTGTTTTTATCTTGTGGACGACGATTGTCGCTTTGACAATGTGCGTCTGGGTTGGTCGAATACTTGCGGCGGTGTGGATTACTTCAACTTCACGAAGAAAAGCGAATTGTCGTTCAATTACGATCGTAAACAATACCAAAAAGTAGTCGGAGATTACAACGCGTCAACGTTTGGTTTCAACACCTACGACAGAGGCACAACCGACCGTTATGTAACAACGACGAAAGGACTTCAAATAAATAGCGACTGGGTAAGCGTTGGAGAGTTCAACCTACTTCAAACGCTTTGTCGTTCAAACGACGTGTTCATAATCAACGACGACGGAACGCAAACACCTGTTCTTGTTGACACTCAAAACTTTGTTATTAAGGACGAACGCTATTCAAAACTTTACAACGTTACTTTGAATCTTAAATACTCTCAACCTGTAGGTCTATGATGAACGAAGTAATACTTACGCTAACCGATTTTGACGGCAACGCGGCGACCATCGACTTGTACGAAAACGAGAAGATGCACCTCAACTATAAGTTCACCGACTTAACCGACTTCAGTTCGGTAGGTAACTACTCGCGTGAATTTCGTATTCCTGCAAGTAAGACGAACGTAGATTTCTTTGGTGCAATTTTCAACGTAAACTTCGACGGTTGGTTTGACTTTCGAAAGAAGGTTGAAGCGACGGTAACGGTTAACACGATACCTATCGCAAGCGGTCACGTTCAAGTGAAGAAATTATACTGGCAAAGCGGTAAACTATTCGAATTCGAGGTGGTATTCTTTGGTGAAGTTCCCAACCTTGCAAGACTTTTGAATGAGAAAAAACTACGCGATATTGAATCGATTGTCAACGGTGACTTGGACTACGACTTGCTTCACGCTAACGTTGAAACACCACCGAACGACAACACTATTTTGACGTTGTGCGACAAGTGGAACTTGACAGCAACCAATCCTGTTGGACAACCTGTATATTCTAATCCTGTTCCAGTACCACCGTTATACAAACCTTTGTACGTTGGTCATTTAACTCCTGCGGTTAAAGCGCAATACTTGTTTGACCAAATAATGCAGGATGCAGGCATTCAATACGCGAGTGATAACTTAAGCGGTTGTCTTGAAAACGTGTACGTTCCTTTTGTCAATGGTCAATACTTGAACGCAACACTTGGACTAAACGATAACGCTTCGAATTTGGCTTTAGCTTCAGACGTTAACGGATTGACATTTGCACCTTCAAACAGCATTTATAATTTATACAGTTCACTAACTGAATACGAAGATGCTGGAGCGAATTGGACAGGCGGTGTTTTTACCGTTCCTTATTCGGCACAATACTCTTTTCGTCTTGCGGTTCACGGAGTAGTTAACACTTTAAACGGACAAGACTTCGGAAACTATCCGTTGCGCGTTATGGTTTATGTTGACGATGTGTTTACTTACGAATACGAATTGCTTCAATCAAGCTATTTGTTTTATATGAATAGCGTTCAAACTTTTGATTTCAATCAAGGGCAAGAAGTAAAGTTTAAATTACAAATACTTCCGCAAGATTCAACCGCAGCGACATTCACTTGGGACGTTGATTTGTACGGAACAGGCGCAGTAGATTCTTTCGGGACAGGAGTTGAACTTGTAAGCGTTAGCACTTCACTTGTTGGCGACACTTGCGTAATGGAGTTTAACGCTCCAGATATGAAGCAAATCGATTTTATCACGTCGATACAAAAGATGTTCAATCTTGCCTTCGTCCCCGATAGAACACTTCCAAACACACTACGCATCGAACCACTTGTGGAATACATCGGAAGTGGAAACACGCTCGATTGGACTTCAAAATTAGACTTGTCGAAAGACATCGCGTACTATCCAACGGTTGATATGCAGAAGGCGAAGTTCACCTTCACATACACCGAAGACGGCGACTATTTCAATTCAGTCTACAAAGACAACGGACGCATATACGGAAGGTACGAAGTAACGGAGAACGATTTCGAAGTGATTAACGAATTTGCAACAGGCGAAGAAAAGGTTGAGTTAGCTTTCGCGTCTACACCTTCAGCACCTGTGGAAAATACAGATGTAGTTGTTCCTAAATTTCTAAATGCAGAAGGACAATTCGTACAACCTAAACCGCGCATCCTTTACTACTTCGCTGACTTCTTCGTAAATATGTTTGACGAGGTAAGCGGTGACGTAGTTCAAACGGCGGTTAAGTGTTTGAATAACTATTCAACGATGAACGCAACGGTTACGGATAGCGACTTAAACTTCGCTCCCGAGATACCACCGCACACAATAATAGCGAACCCTTACGACAACCTTTACAATCGTTGGTGGCGAAATTACTACCGCGAACTTTACGACGGACAAGCGCGAATTATGGAAGGAATGTTCGCACTAACGTTAAACGACATCTTCACGTTTCAATGGAGCGACAAGATTTGGATTGTCGATTCTTGGTGGAGAGTTCTCGACATCGAAGGCTACGTTGTAGGTGAACAAGACGTTACAAAAGTGAAACTTATTCGCTTACTCGACATCGACAACGACTGTGACATTGTACCTGTTTCAGCTAACTTGAATCAGACGTTGAACTGGGAAACACCGAATGGTGATCCTGCGACAGTAACAGAAGATTGTTGCCGTCGTTTTGGCTACTATTGGAACAGCGCGAAGAACAATTGCTTTTCTATACCAAACATAGGAACGCGTTCTTTCATAACACAACAAGCGCCTTCTTTAGCACCAACACGCTTTGGTGCGCCTGTGACATTTAGCGCGGGTGTTTCGCAGCCAGTTAAGACGATAACGACGGACTACGTTATAACCAACTTTGACCGCGTGTTGTTTGTTGACACAACAGCAGGAAGCGTAACGATTTATTTACCTTCAGCAACGACGACGGCAGGTCGTGAGTTCATCATTCAAAAGTCGGTAGCGGCTAACGGAGTGACGGTACAAGCATACACAGGCGAAACAGTTGAAGGAAGCGGAAGCGTAACGTTCACAGGATTAGGAGACACAATAACAATAATATCAAATGGAAGCGACTTCAAAAGTACATCTACAAAATAAAGCGCACTCAATGATCGCTTGTTTAGAGTTCATTAAGTTGGACGTTAAGACCAACACGGAACACGGTACAATGGCCAACGGAAAACGCAAGCTGTCAATGTTCAAGTATTGGTTGTGGAAAGTTACTCGCATTTCGGTAAACGTCGCGTTCTGGATATTTATCTTTTATAACATATTTTTCTAAATGGCGAATACAATAGATTTTAATGTAAGCACAAACGCGGTTAACGTCCTTAATCAGACGGCTGACGCGGCAGAAAATACAGCGAAAGGATTCACAAGCGCAAAGGCAGAGCTTCGTGCGCTGAATCAGCAGTTGTTGCAAATGGATTCTTCAAGTGAGGAATTTAAGAAAGCGTCCGCTCGTGCTGCTGAATTGAAAGACAACATCGGCGACCTTTCCGCAGAGATTAACGCCAACGCAGGTAATGCTTTTGAAGGACTTTCAAATAACGTTTCTTTGTTTGGTTCGCGTCTTATGGACTTGGACTTAAAGGGAGCAGGACAAGCACTTACAGGAATGGGTAACGCTGTTTCTCGCATTGATTTTAAGACGCTTAAAGATGAAGTTGCAGGACTTGCAAAAGGGTTTGGAGATTTAGCGTTTTCAGTTGTTGCTAATCCTTATATTCTTTTAGGTGGTGCAATTGTAGCGTTAGGTTACACATTTAGAAAAGAACTTCTTGCACCCATTACGGACGTAATAGCAGCAAATGACAGGTTAAGGTCTTCAATAGAATTTACTTCAGAAGAAATATCGGCTGCTGCGAGTGAAGAAGTTAAGCAAATATCTAAACTTGAAGAATTAAAATTTGCTTTAAACGACACAACAACTTCAACTGAAAAAAGAAAAGAAGCAGTTAAAGAATTACAAAAGATAAACCCTGTTTACTTTAAAGATTTAGATTCTGAAAAATTAAAGTATTCAGAATTGAACAGTCAAATAGATTCATACATCAAAGGTCTTATTGCTCAATCTTTAGCTAAAGCGGCATCTGCTCGAATAGAACAAGAATCTGCAAAGTATTTAGATGAACAAATTCAAAGACAACAAAAACTCGCAAATGAAACCGCAAGATTAGCGCAACAACAAGCTGAATTTGCGAGTAAATCAAAAGAGGTTGAGGAATCGGGAACAAATATATTTGGTGGAAAGTCTTATGGAGCAGGATTTGAAAGAGCGAAAGTAACAGCCGCTGCAACTGGAGATATGATTTTCCAGATAGAAAGAGAAATTCAAGCGTTAAATGAAGCGGAGTTTGCTTCAAAAGCAGCGTATGAACAAAGAGTTACAGATTTATTAAACTTCAAAAAAGTTCAAGAGGAAATTGCTGCGGGTTTTGGAGTTACACCACCACCACCACCACCTGTTAAAACACCTGCTGAAGTTAAGCGTGAAGAACTTGGAGAGGTTTACGATATGGAAGTTTCTTGGAATTTGAAACTTATAGATGAAGAAAAAATAAAGCAAGACAAGTTGACTGAACTTGCTATGCAAGGACACAAGACAAGATTGATATTCACAGAGGAATACAAAAACGCAGTTATTGCAGCGGAAAGACAGTTGTACGACGCGCGTTGGGCATTGGCTAACGCTTCAATTGATTTACTCGCTACTGTTTTTCAAAGAAATAGAAAAGCGGCAGACGTTGCTTTTGTTTTACAAAAAGCGTTAGCAATAGGACAAATCGTTGTTGACACTCAACGAGAAATTGCAGGGTATTGGGCGAATCCAACGTGGAAACTTTCTCCAGATGGTGGTGCTACACTTGCAACGGCTGCGAGTACAGCGGCTAAACTTCGAGCGGCTACTTCTATTGCTACAATTGCAGGTGCGACAATAGGAAGATTTATGAGTGGTGGAACTGCAAGTGTAGGTGGTTCAACAGGTTCAACAAGCGGCGGTGGAACAACAGCCCCTTCACCCGCAAACTTCGCCTTCTTACAAAACCAACCTAACCAACAACCGCCACTTCAAGCATACGTTGTAAGTACGCAAGTGAGCAGCAATTTAGAAGCACAACAACTAATCAACAACCAAGCGCGTCTTGGTGGCTAAAAAATAAAACAATGAACAAAAAAATTAAAGTTATTGAGTACGGCATCGACGACGCAGGTTTGCTCGGGGTGTATGCCATTTCAGTTGTAGAAGAACCTGCAATTGGTGTTTCGTTTATTGCGTTAAGCGAACAACACAACGTGAAGTTCAAAGAAGATTTCAGAGGTCTTTTGTACGGCGCTTTATTGATTCCCGACCAACTCATTTACAGACGCAACGACGAAACGAACGAGGAATACTATGTGAAGTATTCGAAAGAAACAATCAGAGCAATCGCTTACAACTATTTGAAACACGCTAATCAAAACAACGCAACGGTTGAACACGCGAAAGTTGTTGACGGTGTTTCGTTGGTTGAAACGTGGATCATTGAAGGTGAAAACGACAAGTCTACAAACTTCGGGTTTTCACTTCCAGAAGGAACGTGGTTCGGTTGTATGAAGGTTGAGAACGAAGAGGTGAAGAAGCAGATTCAAAACAAAGAAGTGTTAGGTTTCTCGATTGAAGGAAACTTCATTGCAGAGAAAGAAATGTATATGAGCGCACACGATGAGTTCGCTGCTATTCTTGAAGAATTAAACGACCTTTTGAAAGAAGACTAAATGAACATCGAAGCAGGGGGGTTTCTCAAAGTCGAACTGTTCAACGACGACGCAACCCTGTTTCTCAACGCACTCACGAAGATAACTAACGAGGGCGGCAAGATGGGTTTTAAGACGTACGGGTTGAGCGAGGATGAAATGAAGACGTTAAACGCAATACTTGATTTATTAGGATAAAAAAACGGAGGGTAATCACTCCCTCCGCCAAACCTAAAATCAAAAAGAATCTATGAAAAGAATCAATTATGAAACAAATATACCTTCTTTTCTATTTAGGAACTAAATTATTAATTAAACAAATTATGAACTTACGAGAAAAAGTAAACGCTCTTTTCGCAAAACATAATGTTAGCCTATCAGCCGAAGAGGTTGTTGAGGTGAAGCAAATGGTTGAGGCGATCTTAGAGGACGGAACAAGCATCTACTCGGACAGCGACACTTGGGCAGCTGGTGTTCGTGTATTCGCAAAGGACGCAGAAGGCAACGAGGTTGTTGTAGCGGACGGAGAGTACAAGACAGCAGAAGGAATCATTGTTGTTGTTAGCGGTGGTCTTGTTGCTGAATTGAAACCAATGGAAGAAGAATCTCCAGAGGTTGAAGTAATCATCGAAGAAGAACAAGCGACAGAGGTTGTTGCTGAAGAAACATTCAACGCAGAAGTTGAAGGTCTTTTGTCTTTGGTTGCTAAACTTGAAAGCGAACTTGCTGAAATGAAGAAAGCAAACGCAGAACTTTCATCAAACGTTGAGAAGTTGAGCGCACAACCTGCTGTTCAATCTATCAAAGAAGTTAAACAAGCGAAGCAAACACCTGCTAAATCTTACAACAAGATGAGCGCAGAGGAACGCTTCTTATTTCATCTTAAAAAATAATAAAAAACAAATAAAAAAAAATGCCTACTACAACATCATTAACTACCACTTTTGCAGGTAGAGAAGCTGCAGGATATATCCGCGCAGCGTTCTTAAGTAACGAGTCTCTTGCAGCAGTTACTTTCAAAGAAAACATTGAGTACAAACAAGTTGTTCGCAAATTAGTTGACAACGTTACTTTCGCAAACGCGACTTGTGACTTCACACCAACTGGAACAGTTACTTTAACTGAGCGTATCTTGACTTTGGAGAAATTCCAAGTTCACAGACAACTTTGTAAGAAAGATTTCTTGGCTGATTGGGAAGCTAAATCAGAACAAGATGGTTTCCTTCACGCTTCATTGACTGACGCTTTAATTGCTAATGTAATGGCTGGTGTTGGTGCTAACAACGAGCGCGTAATGTGGCAGGGTGTTAACGCTACTGCAGGTGAGTACGCAGGTTTCGAGACTTTGTTCTTGGCTGACGCTGCTGTTCTTGACGTTGCTACTCCAGTTGCTATCGACAGCACTAACGTAATCGACGAAATGAATCGTTTGGTTTTAACACTTCCTGTTCGCGTTCGTCGTGCTACTGAAAAGCCTGTTATCGCAGTTTCTTCAAACGTTGCTGAAGCGTTCAGAACTGCTATCTTGGGTCTTGGTGGTGGAAGCTACTTGTACCAAGGAGAGACTGTTAAGATGACTTGGCAGGGACAGTATGACATCATCGAGTGTCCTGGTATGTCAGACGATACAATGGCTATGTATCAGAAGTCTAACTTGTGGTTCGGAACAAACCTTCTTGACCAATGGAACAACGTTGCTGTTTTGGATATGTACCAATACGACCTTTCTGACAACGTACGTTTCGCAGCTTCTTTCTTCGCAGGTGTTCAGTACGGCTTCGGTGACGAAATCGCGTTCTACCAATACACTGCATAATCTCAACCATTCTAACCCTTGCACGAATAGAGGTGGTGGCATAAAAACCACCCCTCTTTTGTGCTAATAAAAAACTAATAATATGGCTTGTGAATTAAGCATCGGAATGACCCTTGACTGTAAAGACAGTTTGGGTGGTATCAAACAAATCGTTTTGTTGGAGCAAAATTTAGTTACAGGTATAACTTTAGACGCTTCAGAAGTAATAACAGCAATTGCTGGCCCAACAGATGCAGATTTGTACACTTACGAACTTCCTACTCAAACAGGATCGTTCGAAGAAACAATCAACTTCAACCGCGACAACGGAACAGTATTTTATACTCAAACCGTTAACGTGATGTTGCACAAATTGTCTGCTGCTAAACGCAAAGAATTACAAGTAGTTGCACAGGCTCGTGTGATTGTATTCGTAAACGACACCAACAACAATTGGTGGGCAGTTGGATATGAGTACGGAGCAGACCTTTCAACAGCAACTGCTGGAACAGGAACAGCTTTGGGTGATATGAACGGCTTCACTCTTGCGTTTACTCACGAAACTCCAAAGAGAGCGTATAAGTTGAGCGGAACACCTGCTTCAGTTATATCGTAATCAAAAAACTTTTACACATAGAGGGGCAACGCGTCCCTCTGTGCTGTAATTTCATAACACAAATAAAAAGATAGAATGGTTTATTTGAACACTAATACGGCGAATCAAGATGCGTGGCTTTCACTCGATGAAGGTCGCCAATACTTCAACGTTGCATTTACAAATTACCTTCTTGTTTTAACTTACGAAATGACAGGCGAACAACTCGCACAAGTCGTTACCGTAATCACAGAGAACGAACGTGTCACAAAGATTCGTTTAACAACAGTTGGTCTAACTGACGCTGGAAAGTACAAGTACGACGTGTACGGACAAAACAGCAGTAGCAATTTAGACCCAACAGATGAATCCGTTGTTGGTCTTGTTGAACGTGGTTCAATGATACTATCAAACGGAACAATTTACTTTGATGTTTCAACACCGACAATTCCTGTCGATGTAATATATACAGGCGCATAATGAGCAACATTCAACAAATAGCGTTAAGCCGATACATACCAACAGAGGCGATTGAAAAAGAAAATCGTAGCGGTTGGATTGACTACGGAAACGATAATTTATATCCGCAATACTTAATCAACCTTTACTACAATTCACCAATTCATAACGCGTTGACAAACTCAATCGCGTTTATGATTGAGGGACAAGGTACGGGAACTATTCTCGATAGTGCATTGCAAGGCATTTCTTTCGACTTAAAATTGCAGGGTGCTTTTGTTGCTGAAGTTATTTGGTCAATGGACTTCACACGCGTTGTAAAAATCAACCATTTGCCTTTTGAGAACTGTCGTTTAGCGTACGACAAAGAAGAAGAAGAAATTACGGGTATCTGGTATTCGAAAGACTGGAAGAACTCACGAAGCAAGAAAGGCAAACCCGAATTTATACCTGCGTTCAACCCTTCACAGGCGCAAGAACAACCACGTCAAGTTATCTACGCACACGGAATGATGGCAGGAAGTTCGTACTATCCTAAACCCGACTATTTTGGTGCGTTGAATTATATCGAGTTGTCGCATCAAATGGGAATGTACCACGTCAACAATATCTTGAATGGTTTATTCCCTTCGTTCATCATTAACTTCTTAAACGGCATACCGCAGAAAGAAGAACGCGAAGCTATTCGTCGCGAATGGGAAGAAAGATTGAGCGGTGCAAGTAACGCGGGTAAGTTCTTAATGACTTTCAACGAAGATCCTGCACGTACTCCAGACATCCAAGCGTTTCCTCTTTCAGATGCTGACAAACAATATCAGTTCTTATCAGAAGAAACAGCGAAGCAAATCATGGTAGGACATCGCGTTGTTTCACCTCTTATTCACGGGATACGCGAATCTAACGGCTTCGGTTCAAATAAGGATGAAATGTTGGTAGGTTTAGAGATTTTCAATAATCAAGTTATTAAGCCTTACCAACGAATCATAACAAATACTTTCGCGCCTATTCTTGGAAGTGATTTGAAGATTGAAATGAACAACGTATTCGACGACGTTACAGTTGTTGTTGAACCAACAACGCAATCAATCGAATTAAAAAAAAAAGTAGTTGCTGCGGAGAATAAGATAAGCAAGGAACAAGGCGACGCTTGGTTGGCGCACTTACGCGAAAAGGCGGAATACATCAACGAAGAAGAATGGCAATTGCTTTCTGACGAAGAAGTAACTAATCCAGACGACGAAGAAAACTTTCGCTCTGAATTTATGAGCGTTCGTGGTTATTCGAACCCCGACCAAAAAGACGAAAAGGACACGGGACTTTACAAAGTTCGTTACTACTATTCAAAAAACTTCACATATAAAGACGGAGAAATAGTTACACGCGATTTCTGTCAAGAAATGGTTGCACTTTCCAAAATGGGTGCGCTATTCCGTTACGAAGACATTATCGAAATGGGAAGCGACGGAGTGAACGGACAATTTGCACCTTCTGGAAGCAACACTTATTCTATTTGGACTTACAAAGGCGGTGTTTATTGCCGCCACGCGTGGTTCAGAAAAGTATTTTTCCGCAAAAGAAAAGATGGTAAGTTCTTACCTAACGACGGATTGAAAAACGATACTGTTGTAACAGGAAAAGTAGCAAACGAATTGTTCCCAAAAGGCGAAGAAGCGGTACGTCCTAACGATATGCCCAACAGAGCATCATTAAAATACTCATAAAAAAAACACAATGGCACTACAACCCGAAGTTCTACTCATTGACGAAAACTACATAAAAAAATACAGTTGGATAAATGGCTCGGTTGACCCGTTGCTTATGTATCCTGCAATATATCTTGCACAAGACGAATACGCGCAGTTGTATTTGGGAACTGACTTGTACAACAAGATAAAAGAAGACGTTGTAAACGACGACATCACGGGCGCATACGAGGAACTTTTAGACACTTACTTACGTCGAATGATTATGTGGTGGTCTTTGTACGAAATGCTTCCTCATTTGTACGTTAAAACCGACAATGGAAGTCTTGTTATTCGTACAAGCGAAGACACTACACCGATAACGCAAACCGACTTACAAAACTACCGCGATCAATCGCGTTCGAAAG